GTGGAACCGGGATACCTGGACCGCGTCGCGGAAGTACTCGATAAACCCGAGAACTAAGAGATGTGGCAGAAATCGCCACATTTTAAGGAGGTTTAAAATGGTTCATCCAGGCGGCCGCCCACGCAAATACAATAAAAAAGAAGTTGATGATTTACTCGCAAAGTTCGAGAAATACATAAAGAATACTGAAATCCCAATAATCGTTGATTTCTGCGCCAAAAACGGCATTATTAAGCAAACGCTCTATGATTATCCAGAGTTCTCGACTCTCTTAAAAAGATGCACCGAAAAGAAAGAGGCGAATCTCGAAATTCTGACACTTAAAGGCTCAATTAACGCGCCAATGGCAATATTTTCTTTGAAGCAGTTGGGGTGGTCAGATAAAAAGGAAGTTGAGCATTCGGGTTCTCTTGGAGTAACAATCATTGACGACATCCCCGACGAAATCTGAAAAACGACTTTCTGAAATTATAGCGCCAGCCTTTTATCCCGTGTGGCGGGCAATGGATAGATACATCACCATTGTTATGAAGGGTGGGCGCAATTCTGGAAAATCGACAACTGCGTCAATTTGGATTATAAAACAACTAATGCAAAAGCCCATAAATGCGCTCGTCGTTCGAAAAGTAGGAAACACGCTTCATGATTCCGTGTTTGAGCAATTAAAAGAAGCAATTGAAATTCTTGGCGTTGCCGACAAATGGCAAATTCGTATCTCCCCGATGTCTCTAAAATATACGGAAACCGGAACCAGAATAATTTTTCGCGGTGCCGACAAGCCAGAAAAAATAAAATCTATAAAAACATCGAAATATCCAATTGCGATATTGTGGGTCGAGGAATTGGCAGAGTTTCGATCTGAGGAAGAAGTAAGCGTTATTGTAAACTCTGTTATCCGTGCCGAACTTGGTGCCGGGCTAAAATATACAATTATTTTTACCTACAATCCGCCAAAACGAAAACAGAATTGGGTAAATAAGAAATATAATACACAATTTATATCATCCAAGGTTTTTGTTCATCATTCCACATATCTCGATAATCCATATGTATCTCATGCGTTTATTATCGAGGCAGAAGAAGCCAAACAAAAAACGCCGCATAAATATAAATGGATTTACCTTGGCGAGCCCATTGGCGGCGGTGTAATTCCGTTTGAAAATCTCACATTTAGAACGATATTATCCGAAGAAATTGCAATTGCCGATAATATAAAACAAGGAATCGATTGGGGATATGCTGCCGATGCTTTTGCGTTCGTGCGGTGGTATTATGATCGGACGCGCCGCCGATTATATGCGCTGGATGAGCATTATGGCGTAAAATTGAGTAATGCATCTGTCGCAATGTGGATAAAAAGCGCAGGATATAATCATGATTTAACGGTTGCCGATTCCGCAGAGCCAAAAAGCATTGACGAGCTGCGGACGTATGGTATAAACATCACCGGCGCGAAGAAAGGCCCGGGGAGTGTAGAGAGTGGGGAGAAATGGCTTGATGAACTCGAAGAGATTATTATTGATTACGCAAGAACTCCTAACATCGCTCGCGAATTTGAATCAATTGATTACCAAGTAGATAAGGATGGAAACGTGAAAAGCAAACTCGAAGATTTCGATAACCATACAATCGATGCAACTCGATACGCGTGTGAGGACGAACTTGGGCGCGGAGATGGTAAAGGAATCACAATTCCGAAAGAGTGGGTTGGATTCGGGGGAACGGGTATGAACACAGATTTTGAAGAGGATTGGGCATGAAACCAGAGGGAGAAGTACGCCTTACGATAGGCGATAGCGGATACACGCCGCCGTTTGTGACGGCGGAGCGCGTGGCGGGATACCTGCAAAATATCCATCTTGCAGACGAGATCAACAATTTTTCCATTCAGATATTTCCGGGTCCGCCGGAGATCTGGGTTGAGGACGGGAACGAAGATAAAGACGTTGATCTGACAGAATGGATGCGAGAAACGGCGAAACGCGTTAAACTCTATCCGGCGATGCAGATAGCTCTCAGGGAAACGCTCGGATACGGTTGCTCGGTAAAATCGCCTGGATACGCGCGTATCAACGGCAAATTTGACATGACAGAACTTCGCAATCTGCCTGCGGAGACGTTTGCCGTGTATCCTGGGCACGGGACCGCGACGAATTCGCTTATGCCAGGCATTGTGGTAAACGGCGATGAAACCGAGGTATGGCAGACGGAAGGACTTGATTTCGTCAAGTCCACGCAGATCCGCAATTTCACCCTTATCACCGAACCCCCCGCCCCGAAACCCGCCGGGCGTGCGTATTGCCTGCCGTGCTATGCGGTCCTTGGTGCAATCAATCACGCGAACAAGGCCGCTGATCAGCAGGTCGCCCGCGTGGGTGCGCCACTCATATTCCCGCAGGTATCCGGTGCCATTACGCCCGATCTGAAGTCGTGGGGCGACGCGTTCCTGAAGAAGTGGGGCAAGAACACCGGGTTTATGATTCCGCCTGGCATTACGTTTCCCGACGTAAAACTGAAAGAATCCGATTCCGCTGAAAAACGCCTTTCGATGCTCATTGAATGGATTAAATCGTATTTCAACCCCACAACCGTGATGAAGCAGGCTGGAACCACAATCGGCGGCACGGATTCCGGGGCGGCGGAGATATGGGCGAACTTCATCGCTGGAACGCAGGCGTGGTTAGAAAGCGCATTCGAGGAACTTTTTAAGCCGCTTCTCGCCGCCAACGGATACGAAGATCGGTATGTGCGGATTCGCTTCAAGCGCCCAAGTGCTAAGCACATGGAAGAGGTGCGCGAGCAACTCAAAATAGGCATCGCCGCCGGGAAACTAACCACACTCGAAATCCGGCGCAACCTGACAGAGTTAGATCTTGACGACACCACGCCGGAACTCATCGCAGAACTCGACGCTATGCCCGCCGCGCCGAAGTTCGCCCAGACGACCGGCGGTCAGGGTACGCTGAATGAGGATCTTCTTGCCGCCGAAAACGTGCAGGAAGAGACGGGCGCGGAAGAGAAAGCGGCCAAGGAACTCGAACGCAAATTGAAAATGATTGACGATAGGGCGTCCGCAGCGTTGAAAAGGATTATCGGGGCGTCGAAATGACGCCCGGATATGATTTCGTGTTGGTGCCCGGGCCAGACGGAACCTATGAAATGCGCCCAATTCCACGCGATATGGACGCCTTAGAACGGAAGGCACGCGCGGAGATGGGGCTTATCCTTCTATCGGCCGGTGGAATTGTAATTTTCTGCGGAGTACTCGCGGTAACATGGCTGTTAATGAGTCTGATATTATAGATATAGTCGAGGAGCGCAAGCGTGATATCCAAACGACGCTCATAACGCAGGCAGAAATCATAGTGCCGATCACAGTGCGGGCCACAGGTGCATATCTCTCAGAACTCCGGCGAACGAAGTTTACCAAAGCGGTTGCAGACGGCATAACGCGTGAAATCGTCAAAGAATACACGAAGCACGTCAAGAAAGGCGGCACAATGTGCGTCGAGCGCGTCCTGACACCCATAGGCGATGGTAAAGTGCGCGCTACGACTCGCCAGGTATTCGTCCCGTGGCTCGACGACATGGCAAAAGAACAGCAAAAAGAATTGATTAACCTCTTTGGCGAAGCAGAACGCCTTGGAATCCACCCGCGCGAACAGGCAAAACTCATCGAATCCTATTTCGAGGGCACGCGGCACCGCGCGGTTACCGCCGCCCGCACGGAAGCGCAGAAATTGCGAGTCGATGCACGTATGCAGTCGTATCGGAAATCCGGCGTTAAATACGTGCAATATATCACGGCGGGAGACGAGCGAGTCAGGCCAGAACACGCCGCCAGAGAGGGCAAAATATATCCAATCAATAAAGCGCCGTGGCTTGGGGAGTATAATTGCCGGTGCGATCTTACAGAGGCGGATTTTGCCGTGGAAGAGTTGGGCATGGAAACAACGAAAAGCGAAGCAGAGATTATCCCCGCGGAGGATATAAATGGCACGGCCTGAAATCCTGACAGAACACGAA